TCCTACGTGCCGAGTGGTCGGAAAAGACGCAACCCCATCCAACAGGCGGCAGACCTCACCATCAAGGCAATGCTGGCCCAAGGCACGTCGATCCGGGCCATAGCTGCCGCCCTGCACATCAGCAAGACCACCGTGATGAGGGTCAAGAAGGAAGCGGAGAGCCGACCAGTAGACCTCCCGGATCTGAATTCGGCCCTTTTGTCTCCCTCACGGGATGAGAAACTCGGGCGCCTGGTCGATCACTTCCTCGACAAAGGGCTAAAGCTCCGGACGGTGAAGGGTTCGGACGCCCTCGGCGCCGGGAAGCTGTACGCCGACCGCCGGTGGCCGGTGCGCAGCGAAGCGCCTCCCCCCGTGCGGACGTTCATCCAAACGAACCTGAACATCTTCTTGCCGGACTCGGCGCCGGCAGAGCTGGGCGCCCCCGTGGACACTACCTGTTGTGTTCCGGACGATGGGAAACAGACACCAGGCGAAAACCTCAATCAATTCAAGGGTGCCAACGTCTCATAAGGGTTATTATGTCAAATACATCAACGCAGCCGGATCTCGAAACATCCGCAAACGCCGCCGCCGAGGACCAGCCGGGGGGGGGTAGGTCCCCAGGCGGACCTGACTCGTATCAAATAAGACCCCTCACGACGTCGACGCAAATTTTTAAAATTCCGGACGAAGGCGATCCGGTCCTGCAGCGGTTCATCCTGAAAAATATTCAATTTCATGTCGCTGTTTTTCCGTATTTTTCCATTCCCAATTCTTCGGAGCATTGAGATGGCGAACCCCGGCGACGATTTTGTAGAAACCCTGACGCGACCGATCGGCGCCGCGAAAAGGTTGTTGGACTCCGTAGCGGCATCGACGGACCCGGAATACTTGAAGCGGAAATTCAGGCCGAAGCCCAAGCAGCCAACTCCGCAGCCGTATCCCCCGGAGCAGAAATGAGTGACGGGGGATTTTTCCGTGGGGTTGTGATCGTGTTCGTCGTCGCGGGGGCGTTGTCGTTGCTGTATCGGTTGCTCACCGGCCATTGGATAGGGGGATGAAGCCATGTATCTGCTGACCTTGTGGATGCTGTTGGTGGTGGTGATTCTCGAAGCTCCGTTGAGTCCTCCATGGAGAAAGATAGTGGGGATCACGCTGATCGTTGTGACGGTGTTGGTGCTTCTCGGCTTTACGGGGATTTTCGGCGCGAACCCGTATTTCCGGGTGCGATGACGTCGTGCCTGTAAAGATCGAGCATTCCGACGGGGAGTACAAGGTTTCGACGCCGAACATGGTTCACGCCAAGCACACGACCCTTCAAAAAGCGATGGCGCAGCGGCGGTTATTGAACGCCGTGGAACACGGCTGGACTCCCGGGCGCCGGCGATCGGCGATGCCGAAGATGAAGCGGTTGAGATGATCGAGATCAACGGGCAGAAGTTCGAATGGCGGGACGGTTGCCCGTACAAATACGATTATCGCAAGGTGGCGAACATGATCGCCACGAAAGAGATAGACGAATACAACACCCTCCGCGACCTGATTCTCAACGATCTTTTTTTCATCGTTTTTTTCGTCTTGAGGATTCCCCCCGCGAACTGTCCTTTTGTGGTGAACGCCTGTCGGGAGGTAGAGGACGGCCCGAAGGATTTCACGTTGGACGTTTGGGCCCGGGAGCATTTCAAGAGCACGATCATCACGATCGCGGAGACGATGCAATACACGTTGAAATATCCGGACGAGGCGGCGGGGATTTTCTCGTATGTCCGGCCGGTGGCGAAGAAATTCTTATTTTCCATCAAGGAAGCCTTCCAGAACGAGCAGATTTTGCACGAATGTTTCCCCGAGATTGTGTATGCGAATTGCGAGAAGGAAGCGCCGCTGTGGTCGTTGGACGAGGGGCTGATTTTACGTCGGACCTCGACGCGGAAGGAGCCCAACATCAGCGCATGGGGGCTGACGGAGGGGATGCCGACCGGCTTTCATCTTGGGCGGCGGGTGTACGACGATATTTCGACGGAGGACATGGCCGATTCCGTCGACATGATGGAGAAGGTCAAGACGAAATTCGACTCGAGCCAGAACCTTGGGAGTGAAGGCGGTCATCATCGGGTCGTTGGGACCTACTATCACCACGCCGATCCGCTGACCTACATCCACGGGATCAAGACTCCGGAGGGCGAGCTCCGGTATCACTACCGCTTCAAGCCCGGGAGTGACGACGGCACAGCGACCGGCAAGCCCGTTTTCGTGTCGCAAGAGAGGTGGAACGATCTTCGGTTGACCCGGACTTTTAATTGCCAGCAGCTTTTGGATCCCTCGCCGTTGTCGGACATGAAGCTCAACCCCGATTTTTTCCGTCCGATCGAGCGGTGGAATATTCCCAAGAACGTGTATCGGTTCATGTTGGTCGACCAGGCCGGCGACCTTGCGACGGCGAAGATCCGATCGGGCGCGGCGTTGGATTCCTGGGCGGTCGGCGTTGTGGCGGTTGAGCCGTTTACCGACGATATCGGCCAGTCCCGGGTGTTTCTCGAGGACATTTGGATTACGCCGGCGTCGGAGAGCGAAGCGATCGAGCAAATCGTCCGGATGTATCTCAAGGCCGGGATGATTATGAAGCTCGGCGTTGAAAAGATCGGGCTTTCGTCCACGCACACTCACGTTGCGAAGGCGCTGCAGGCCGTTGGACGGTTTGTTTCGTTCGAGAAGGATGGCAACGGCGTCCTTTTGCATCCGCTGGGGCAGGGGAGCAAGGGTGGCGGCTGGAAGAAGAAGATGATCGAATCCGCGCTGTCGTGGCCGTTGAACAATTCGAAGCTGTATTACTCCACGGCCTGTCCTTCCAATTTCATCGAGCGGATCAAGATGGAGATGCGGAATTTTCCCGTCTGGCACGACGACGGGATCAACATGTTTGCCTATTTGTTCTCCCAAGTGCTGAAAGACATGTTTTTCGGAATGGCCGAGGAAGATGCCGAGGCGAAGAAAAGGGCCGCGCGGTACGGCAACAAGCCCGAACGCCGTAGTTGGATGGGGGTCTGATGGCCACTTACGAAGAAGCACCGACATCCGCGGTGGCGCCGAAGGCCGAGTCAGCCGTGCCGGTGGCGGCGATTTCGACATACAAGCGCTGGTACAACGAGGCGAGGGCGGTATCGAGCGATTGGCGCGACGAATCCGTAGAGGATTCCCGGTTTTACCACGGCGGCAAGGGGCAATGGAAGCAGAAGGACATCGACGCCCTTGAAAACGAGGGCCGGCCGCATTTTTCCATCAACCGGATCAAGCCGACGATCGATTTGCAGAAGGGCATCGAGATTCGCAGCCGTACGGATATCGATGCGAAGCCCCGCGGGGCCGCGGACGGCGGCACGGCTGATGCAATTACTTCTGGCTTCAAATACATCCAGGATCAAAACAACTCCGACCACAAGGTTTCGGATGTTTTTTTCGACGGGTTGAAGGCCGGCATCGGCTGGATCGAGATTTGCCTGAACGACGATCCCCGCGAGGAAGAGATCGAGATCGCCTACAAGGACTGGCGCAAGATCGGCTGGGATCCATACGCGCGCGGAGTCCTTTTCGACGACGCCAGGTACATGTTCGAGGACCGATGGGTCGATCTCGACATAGCGCAGCAGACCTGGCCGGACAAAAAGGATCTTCTGACGGCCATGATGGAGGACGCCCGGGGGGAGAAGGGCGAAGCGGCCCAGCACAGCCGGGAATTACCCGATCAATACAAATCCGGCGCGCCGGTTCAGTTCTGCGACACCACGCGCGAGCGTGTACGGCTGGTGAAGATGTACTTCAAGAAAATGCAGCTTGGGATTTTCCTCAAATTCAGGGACGGGCACGTGGAGGAAATTTCCGCGGAGAAGCTTCAAGCGGACCCGCTGCTTGTTTCGAATTCGAACGTCATCCGGATCAGCAAGGTTCCCGTCCAGAAGATGTGGTGCGTCATTTTCTCGGGAGACGTGATTCTCGAGGAAGAGAAGCCGACGATCTACCAGCATGACCATTTCCCGCTGATACCGTTCATTTGCTACATGGACGAGGACGGCCAGCCCTACGGGATGGTCCGGAACATGAAGGATCCCCAGCAGGAGATCAACAAAAACCGAAGTCAATTTACCCATATTCTCACAACCCGCCGCGTGTTCTTCGAGTCGGGCGCATTCAAGGATGCGCTGGGCGCGAAGAAGGAAATCAGCCGGCCGGATTGCTGGATTGAATTTAACGTGGGCGCCCTAACCAACAAGAAATTCGAATTGCAGCAGGATATCGCGCTGGCCCGTGAGCATTTCGAGATCATGCGGGAGGCGAAGCAAGAGCTACAGGAGGTTTCCGGCGCGGTCGAAGAGCAGATGGGCCAGCAGACGAACGCGCGATCGGGGATTGCGATCGAAGCGCGCCAGCGGCAGGGAGCTACGGTCAACACGGAGCCTTTCGACAATCTTCGGCTGTCGAAGCGCCGCATGGGAGAGTTGATGCTTTCCATGATGCGGCAGTATTGGACGTACGAGAAGGTCATCCGGATTACAGACGACCAGACCGGCGCGGACAAGTTCGTGACGTTCAACCAGGGCGGCAAGAACATGATCGCCCAGGGTCGGTACGATATCGTCGTCGCCGATCATCCCGAGACGGAAACGACCCGGAACTGGATGAGCCGGACCTTGATGGACTTTGCCTCGAAGATGAGCCCGGATATCGCCCTCCCCGTCATGCAAGTAGCCTTCGAGATGACTGATATCCCGAACAAGGACGCTGTGGTCAAGAAGCTGACCGAAGCCGTCGCCAAGCAGGATCTTCTCACGCAGCAGAAGCTCCTTTCCGATCAGATCAAGGGCGAGAAGCCTCCCGCGGCGCCGGCCGCCGCGCCGCCAGAGACGCCGCAAGCGATGGAGCCCGCGGCGCCCAAGACTCCCAAGGAGGCTCTTGAGATGATCCTCGCCGGCAAGACGTGGGGAGCCGTCACGGAAATCGACGATGCAACGGTCCAGAGGGCCGCGCAGTTTTTACTTGCTCCAAAACCGCCCGCCGCTGGCGTTAAACCGGCGTCGCCTACCAAGGCGTAAAAAGGGGGATTCATGTCAGGCGAAGCAGCAGAAGGAAGGGAATTCACGGAAGCAGAGTTGACGGGCGAAGAGGGAGGGGAGGGCACCCCTTTTTTAAGCACTCCTGTCACTCCTGATGCGACACCCGCCGTCCCGCCCGTTGTTCCGGAAGCGCCAGCAAAAGAGGCCGAAGTTGTTCCGGGGAAAGATCCGGCCGCCCCGATAGCGCCGGCGCCCACGAAAGACGAGCGCACCGTGCCGTATGCAGCGCTCCATGAGGAACGCATCGCGCGGCAGCGACTCACGGCACAGATCGAGGAATTGCGGAAGCAGATTCCGACGGAGCCCGTAAAGACCGCCGCGGAGCTCATCCTCGAGGATCCGGAAAACGCAGTAAAGGCGCTCGAGGAAAAGATCGACTTTCTCCAAACCGAGATGGATCGGCGAGACATGGAGCGGGAGATCAGGACGGCCGTTCCGGATTTCTTCGAGAAGGCCGCCGCGATGGAGGACATGCTCCGGGAGAAGGGTTTTTCGGACGAGGGCATAGCTTCCATGATCGCTTCGAGCAAGAAGGACGCGCCGATTCTGTTCAAGATGCTGTCGGAACAGGTAAGCGCGCCGAACGAGGAAACCCTGCGAACGAAGTTGACCGCGGAGCTCACCCCGGCGATCACAGCCATGGTGACGAAGGATCTCATGGCGAAATTCAAGATCGTGGACGGGGGAGTGAACCTAGGGAAACTGCCGGGATCGTCTCCGGACGGGAAGTTGAACGTGAACACCGAAGAGGACGTTGCAAAGCTCACCCCCGAGCAGCACGAAAAATGGCTGTCCGGGGAACTCTAAAAATCAAGGAGTAGGAACCCATGGCACAAACGGAATTCGGCGTAAACCACGCTCTCGCCGTCAAGCGATGGAGTCTGTCGCTTGCGACGGAAGCCGTCAAGAAGATGTACTTCGCCAAGTTCATCGGATCCATCATCACCAAGCTCACCGACCTCGAGAAAAACGCCGGCGACAAGATCACCCACGGGCTGCGCATGAAGCTCCGCGGGGCTGGCGTCGAAGGCGATGCGACCCTCGAGGGAAACGAGGAAAGCCTGACGTACTACGACGATGCCCTCCTGATAAACCAGCTCCGTCATGCGGTGCGGTCGAAGGGGAAGGCGTCCGAGCAGCGCGTCCCGTACAACATGCGCAAGACCGCGCGCGAGGCTCTGGCGGCCTGGTGGGCAGAGCGGTTCGACGAGTATCTGTTCGTCTACCTGTCCGGCGCTCGGGGCGTGGATTCCACCCTCACGCTGCCCCTGTCGTTCACGTCGTTCGCCGGGAACGCCTTGACAGCTCCGGATTCGGCGCACATCCAGTACGCGAACGGGCTGGCCAAGGCGACCATCACGGCTTCCGACATTTTCACCCTGTCGGAGATCGAAAAGCTGGTGGAGAAGGCCGAAACCGTCGATCCGATGATTCAGCCGATCATGGTCGGCGGCGAGAAGAAGTACATCATGCTTCTTCATCCCTACCAAGTCACGGATCTTCGGAACAACACCAGCGTCGGCCAATGGCAGGACATCCAGAAGGCCGCGGCCGGCAAGACGGGAGAAAACTCCGCGATCTTCACCGGCGCCCTGGG